TGAATATCAAGAAACATTTAACTTTCTATCTTCTGATGAAATAAGCATATTTACAGATGGTACATTCACACCAAAAGAAATATGTATAAGTTATATGAGATATCCAGTTTACATTGATAAAGAGGGGTATATTAAATTTGATGGCACACCATCAATAGATCAAAATTGTGAATTAGAAACATACTTAGAAGATGAATTATTAGATTTAACAGTTCAGAACTTAGCGATGTTTACAGAGAATCAAAGTGCAGTGCAAAATGCACAATATAGAATACAAACAAACGAATAATTTTTTAACACTTAATAAATAAATAAAATGGCTGATTTTTCATTAAACACGCTTTTTGTAGTTCCTGTTGGTAAGAATATTGCTAGCACAGGTTTTACACAAAATTTGTCTGAAGGTGAAGTAGGTTTCTTCAACGCTGACTACTCTGCAATTGACCCTGCATCTCCTACAGCTACAGGAAATTACTTTTATGTAGCTCAAGGTAGACAAAACACTTATTTGCAAGGAACAAAACGTTCTGACAAAATTGCTGGATGTCCTACAGGTTCTTCTTGTAAATCAAATGTAACTGAATTTTACAAAGTATCTGGATGCCCTACTCCTGTAACTCAAGTTACAGATGTTGATGGTTGGAATGTACATTGTGGTGATGTTGTAACATTAACACTACGTGCACATTCTTCTTACTTGGATACATTGTATTTTAATGGGTTTACACGCTCAGTAACTGTACAAGCTCCTTGTTGTGATTGTGGTGCAGATCCTTGTGATACAGTAGATGTACCAGCATTAATTGATGCTTTTATTTTGAAACTTACTCAACAAGCTCCTGGTATCAATCCTGATAACATTAATTTTAATGATTTCTATCAATTCCAAAGAATCGGTAATAACTCTGCTGCTAAACTTCGTATTTCTGGAAAACCATTAACTAAATATGGTCAACCATGTGATGTTGCAGCATTCCCTTATGAGTTTGATAGAATGTGGTTCCGTACATTTGTATACAGTGGTCCTGCAACTACAGCTGACTTTATTGTTGCTGATAATTGTAACATTGTTGCTAATGCTGTAATTACACAACGTTCTAACTATGCTAGAGGTACTTCTGATGAAATTATTCAACTAGAGAAAAACTTCTACAGCTACCAAGCTGGTTACCTAAAACACCTTTACAGAATGGTAGGGTATAATGGTAACTTTGAAAGCTGGGTTTCTGATGGTACTAACTACACTACTTACTACATTAAATTTAATGAGTATGATAGATCAGCTTACCAATGGGGTGATTACATCGAACAAGATTCTCAAGTAATTATCGCTGTTCCTTCAAATAGTGGAGCTGAAACAGATATTGATGATTTGATTGAAGGATTGTTAGGAGACCTTGTAGATGAAACTGGAACTTGTATTACAACAACTTCTACTACTACAACTGTATGGCCAACTACTTCAACAACAAGTACGTTGATTCCTTAAGAAACTTTTTTAATAAATAATCTATACCAGAGGAGAGGATATTCCACATTCCTCTGGTATTTTTTTTTCAACCATATGGACGAAATACAATTAAATATAACAATTGTTCCTACATTCGATGTACTTAGTTTATCTGTGTTAGATATTTCTATCTACCCCACTAAACCTCCTGTAGTAACAGATCCAACTATAGAAATATGTGTACCTGGATTTGAAAAAGTTTCTATACCATTTAATGTGTTAGAACTTAATTTTTTTACTTCTGATACACTAGAAATAACAGAACCAGGAGTACAACAACCTCTTCCTGATGGAATATATTCTTTTAAATACACTATAGAACCACCAGATGTATATTTTGTAGAAAAAACTATAATGCGTGTAGATAGATTACAAGCAAAGTTTGATGAAGCATTTATGAAATTAGATATGATGGAATGCGATCAAGCTATTAAAACACAAAGTAAAGTGGATCTATCTACAATATATTTCTTTATTCAGGGTTCTATAGCAGCAGCTAATAACTGTGATCCTATTACAGCTAATAAATTATATAATAAAGCATCTAAGATGTTAGATACTTTTATCAATAACAACTGTGGGTGTTCTGGTAATAATTATTTAATTAACTTTCAATAATAAATAAAATGGCAATTTGTAGTAAGTGTGGGATACAAGTGGGATGTGGGTGTCAATTAAAACAAGGACTATGTAATGCTTGTTATTCTATAGCAAATAAAATTAAAAACTTTTGTATAAATGCTCTATCCTAAACAAACTAACTGTACAAAGTGTGGAGATATTAATTCATTAATAGCTTCTATAGATTGTAAATTAGCACAGCTTTCAAGCACTATGTATAATAATATAGTGTTTATGCTGAATAAACCTATTTCTGGATCAGCAATTTTTGATTTGATACAATACAGAAGAATTTTATTTTATAAACAAATCAACCCTGATTATGTATCAAAATATTCTGTTAATCAAATTGCTTCACAAGTTGTAAAACTAACAGCAAATTGTGTAAAGAATTGTTTTGAGGCTCCACCAATAAGAACAACTACAACATCTACTAGTACAACTACTTCTTCTACTAGTACTTCTACCAGTAGTACAACAACTACAACCACCACCACTATTCCTTTATAATTAATAAAAAAATATATATAATATGTCTTGTACAAATTGTTTTAATGGTTGCACTGAAATTACATCAGATAAATGTGTAAAATATACAGGAGCAGATATTCCTGCACTAGGAATTCAAAACGGTGATACACTAGAATTTGTAGAACAAACTCTAGCTCAATTTCTTATTAGTACATTAAATGGAACAGGTATTAAACCTATTGTAGACTTAGAAGGAGTTTGCTCAATAGTAGCAAATAATATTCCTCCTTGTGTAGGATGTGCTGGTCCAACATTAAATGATTTATTACAAGCTCTTATTGATTCAGCTTGTGATTTACAAGATTTAGTTAATAATGTTACTAATAATTTAGAAACATTAGAAGGCCCTTATAATGAAGGATGTTTAACAGTAGAGGAAACAACATTTTCTAATACACATAATGTTCTTCAAGCTGTAATAACACAACTTTGTGAATTACAAACTGATTTTGATCAGTTGTTAATTGATTTACCTAACACTTATGTAGCTTTAAATGGTCCTGGAGGAATTAATGATATTATTAATCAAGCTTTAGAAGATGAAGGTCTTATTGGACCAGCTACAAAGCAATACACAAAAATGGTTCCTTATGTAGCTTATCCTTGGTTTGCTCCAAGTTTAACAGGTTTGTTTGATGGTACAGGAGCAGGTATAACATCAGGAGAATATGAAAATGTATATTTATGTAACGGTCTTAATAACACTCCTGATTTAAGAGGAAGAGCACCTGTTGGTGTTACAGATGGAAGTATGTTAGGGTCAACTATGGATAGTGCTGTTAACCCATTATCAGCTCCAACATTTAATCCAACATATGCACTAGGTACAAAAGTAGGTACAAACTTTGTAACATTAGGGATAGATCAAATGCCATCACATACACATATTCCTACTATTAATGTAACTATACCTCCTCATACACATACAGGAGCTTTTGTAGAAATAAGTAATGATTGGAGAGGAGATGCAACACCTTCACCTAACAATGGAACAGGAAATGATAATGGTACTACATCTTCTGCAACTTTAACACCAACAGTTACTGCTACTTTATCAAATACAGGTAATAATCTTGCTCACCAAAACAACCAACCAACAATTGGGTGTTACTATATAATGTATATACCAGCATAATATGTTTACAGGATTTGTAAAGTGTGATTGTAATGGAGTGTGTGTAGAAGTTAATCCTTTTATATGTACTACTAGTACTACATCAACAACCACTTCTACTAGCAGCACTACAACCACTACAACCACTGCATTATGTAATAGATGGCAATATGCTTATGATGTTCTAACTTGTGAACTTTGTGAATTTGTAGAGAGCAGTTTTCTTTATAACTCAAATCCTTTAACTCTGTTTAATTTTTATCAACTAGGAGAGTTTATAATATCTCCTTATGAATATTTAGGATGTGATGTAGGAGAAAGTGATACTTCAATACCTGATGAAGGATTTGCAACTTGTGAAGAAATTTTATGTACAACTACAACTACTACTACAGTAAAACCATTAATTTGTAAAATATATGGATTACAAGCATTAACAATCGATGGAGGAAGTTGGAGTGCAATAACTTGTTTAGGAGATCCAGTAGGAGGGCTTTTAACATTAGGAAATACAACTTATACACCATGTATAGACATTGATACACTTGTAATAGTAAATGGGGAGGAAAAAGAAGAAATTAATTGCTAAACCAAAAATAAAATGACAGTATTTATAACATTAACAACAGCAGGATCAGACAGTGGTCCTTTTAATCTATATTCAGATTTAGATGGGTTTGTTACACCTTTTGAAGTGGGTGTTGCTAAGATTGATTTAACTTCTGGGTATACATCTACATTGGTTCCTGATTTTACATCAGTTGTAAGAGTAAAATCTACTTCTCAATATTGTATTAATTATGTTGATATAATATTAACAGAACCACCTTGTGAAAGACCTGGAGGGTTAATTAATAAATCTTTTAATTGGAAATATACACCATCAGGAGGTCCAGAGTTTATATTTACAAGTTCTTTTCTTGATGCATGTACAGCTTCTAATGAATTTGATACAAATATTCCTTCAGGAACTATGCAAGGAAAAGCTGGTCAATTGGCATCATTTACATTAGGAGAAACTGTTTATTTAGGAATATTTTCAACAGATTGTACATTATTAGAAGATGGTTTTTACATAACAGATTTAGATACTAATGAAATAACAGAAATTGTCGGTGGTGTAATTATGAGTATAAGTAATTGCCCTACTACAACAACAACCACAACAACAGTATAAAAACTCTAAAGTTTGTTGGTTTTCTTTGAGTTTATCTCCCAAGTAAATTTTTGCTTGGGAGTTTTTTATTATTTAATAGCATATTATTTGTTTATTCAAATTATTTTTTTATACCTTTACGTTATTTTAATTAATATAAATTTTTATGGCTGAAAATACTATATTGTTATACCAATTAGAAAAATTGTTATCTCAAAAAAGAAGTAAAAAGTTTTATGCTGAAAAACTTAATATAACTGAGCAAGAAGTAGATGAGCTTTTAATAGAGCTTAAAAGTAAAGAGCCAGAAGAAATAATTAAAAATTACAGCGAAGAAAAAAAAGTAAATGTTGAAAAAGGAACTCTAGAAAGTACAGTAGTATCTGACTTTGATCCTAAAGATGATATTGAATTAGCTAAACTACATAAAATAAATTTAGACAAATATGTAATTACAAATTACTGGTCTAAAATGCTTCCTTCAGGAAAATTCACTTCTTCAGTGTTTAGTAAATTAAAAACTCCTAAAGATTATTCTCCAGAAGATTTTTCTAAATTTTTAAAAAATTACACTCCAAAAGAAATTAAATTAAGTTTAGTAAAATCTACTATTAATACAGAGATTGTAGATTTAGAAATATCTATAGCTGATTTTCATTTAGCCAAAAAAACATTAGAAGGGGAAAGTATTCAAACTAAAAAAGAACAGTTTTTATATGTATTAACTGATTTATTAGTTAAAGCTAAAGCTTCTTTTGATATAAGAACTATTGTGTTTCCTATTTCAAATGATTTTTTCCATACAGACAATTATCAAAATCAAACTACAAATGGTACTCCTCAAGATGTTCTCACAGGATATGATAATGAGTATGAAGAAGGATTTGATTTATTAGTTACGGCTATATCAATATTAAATGCGTATTCAGATAATGTAAAGGTTGTTCTTGTACAAGGTAATCATGACAGAACTAAATCTTTTTATTTGGCACATGCTTTGGATATATATTTTACAAACAAACCTAATATTACATTTCAAAGAGAACATTCTACAACAAAAGTTGTACTATTGGGCAACACATTTATTGGTTATCATCATGGTAATTGTAAAATAGAAGATTTGCCACTAGTGTTTGCAACTGGTAAAAATAGTGAAGCATTTGGTTGTGCTATATACAGAGAGGTACATACAGGAGATAAACACCATTATATGGCTAAAGAAGTTAAAGGTGTTAGAATCCAACAGATGCCAAGTTTATCAGGAACAGACAGATGGCATTTAGATAATAATTATATTAATAACATTAGAGCTGGAATTGCTACAGTGTATCATCCTATTAAAGGAAGAATTGCAGAATTCGAGAGTAGAATATAAAATAATATGAGCACAGGAAGAAAACTTGTAAGTGATGTTCGTAGCACACACAAACTATTAAGTACAGACAGTCTTATAACAGACAGAGCTATTCTTAGTGAAATAAGAAACAATTCTCTTTTATTAATTAAGAGAGAAACAAATCTTAGAAAGCTCTGGGCAACTGATACATTATTTACAACAATTCCTTGTTTAGAAATGAAAGAAGTTCCTTTATCTGAATGTTGTGATTATGTAGAAGAATGTACAGTGGCTAGGAGCAAAGAAAAACTTCCAAGGATATCAGAAGGTAATTATCAATATGTTATTCAAGGAGTGTACTCTATTAATGCGCTAGGGGGTAAGGCTACAAAGTTTAAAGAAATATCTGTAAATAGATATGTAAATCTTTTAAAACTTCCCATAATTAAAAAAGAAGCTTATTTCTGGATTTCTAATGGATATTTATATATAAGTAATCCAGATTTAGAAGCAGTAAGATTTGTTGCATTCTTTGAGGAAGATGTCCCTAACAGCATTATGTATTCGGAGGATTGTAATTGTGGAAGAAGTTATACAGAAGAAGATATATGTATTAATCCTTTAGATAAAAAATTTCCTCTTCCTGGATATTTAGAACAACAAGTGTTACAATTAACATCTCAAAAACTTCTATCTACATATTTCTCATTAAAAACTGATATAACAGCAGATGGAATAGATGGTCAAGCTCCTAACACTAAGCCTACTAGTTAATATATATGAGAGTAAAAGTTGAGTTTAGATCTTCAAGTAAAGAAAATTACATAGCTTTTTGTAAAGCTCATCCTGAAATAAATCTTTCTTATGATGATTGGAGAATAATAGTATATTCTTTTAACGAAGCTTTTAGAGACTATATTTTAGAAACAGGAGAAAAAATTCAACTACCATGTGGATTTGGATACTTTTCTATAAACAAAAAGAAAAGAAGAAAAATAAAAAGTAATGGTACAAAAGAATTTATCAATCTTCCTATAGATTGGAAAAAAACAAAAGAAAAAGGAAAAGTTATATACAACTTTAATTATCATACAGAAGGATACTTTTTTGGTTGGCATTGGTTTAAGGACCCTGCAAGATTTAGGTTTTCTAATCTTTGGTATTTTAAGCCTTCAAGAGTGACATCTAGACTACTAGCACACTATATTAATACTGATGATAAATATCAACATATTTATTGTGAGTGGAACATTAAAAAATAAAAACAATGAGCTTTTATTATAAATACAATTTTATTAGTCCTGAACCAATTTACTCTACAGTAAAAGAAGAGCTTAAAAGCTATTTTGATACAGGTGCAGTAGATGATTTACTTTTTCCAACATATTTAGATAAGTGTCTTAAAAAGTTAGGAAAGTCTAGTTATATTATAGCAGAAATAGCATTAGAAA